CTACCTTCTGTGCCATTCGATTTCGGTGCCGAGGTTCACCACGCCCGCCGCCCCTCCGGAATCCACCACCCTGAAGCTCAGCACGTCGTCCAGCCAGTCCTGGCTTGAGCCGTCCCAGTGCTGCGTCGCAACCGTCAGTGTATACTCCTGCTGGGTCAGCAGGCAATCGAATCGGAAGGTGACCTCCAGTTCCTCCCCCGGCTCCAGGTCGCCCAGATTCTTCTGTTGCAACCGCGTGTTCGTGCCGAAAACGTCGATCCCCAGGCGGTTCCGGACCAGGATGCCCACCACGAGATGAGGCGCCCGCTTCAGCGCGCGCGCCCGGACCCTCACCGCGGCGGGCTCGCCGCTGCGGATCGTGCCCGCGGGACACCCTTCGCGATTCAATAGCTGCACTTCCAGGATCCGGCTGGTGCCGTCGCCGTGCCGGAAGCTGCTCTTCACGGTGCTGCTCTCCGGGCCGCGGCTTGCCTTCTCTCTTTCCAGCACGTGCCCCACGTATCGATTGACCACGTCGCTCGGGCTGCCCTCGGCAGCCACCCGTCCCTCTAAGAGGAACACGGCCCGGTCGGACAGCCGCTTGACCAGGCCAAGATCGTGCGAGACGAACAGGACCGTGACCTGCTTCCGCTTCAGTTCTTCGAACTTCTGGATGCACCGGTTGGAGAAAGCAGCGTCGCCGACCGCCAGCGCCTCGTCCACCACCAGGATTTCCGGCTCGACGTGGATGGCCGTCGCAAACGCCAGCCTCACGTACATCCCGCGGGAGTATTCCTTGACCGGCCTGTCGATGAAGGCTCCGATGTCCGCGAATGCCTCAATGGAGGGAAAGACCCGTTCGAGTTCTCGCCGCGAGAGACCCAGGATCTCCCCGTTGAGGAAGACGTTCTCTCTGCCCGTGGACTCCGGGTTGAAGCCCGCGCCCAGCTCCAGCAGCGCCGCGATGCGCCCTTGCGTCGCGACTCTGCCGCTCGTGGGCTGCACGATGCCGCACAGGATTTGCAGCAATGTGCTCTTGCCCGAGCCGTTTGGTCCTACGATTCCGAGAAACTCGCCTCGGCCGGCGGTGAGACTGACGTCGTGCAGAGCCCAGAAATCCGATCGGTGTCGTGAGGTGGTGAAAGGCAGGATCTCGAGAATGCGGTCCGAAGGCCGGCGGTACAGGTGATAGACCTTCGAAACCCTTTGAACGGCAACCACAGTGGAAGCGTCAACTATACCGCACGCCCGCGCGCCTGACAAGTTACTGAGCCGCCGCCGGAGGGAGCGGTTGCGAATCTGTCACAGCCGCACCGTCACCGTCAGATCCCGCCCTGGCGTGCCCGCTTCGGCGGGCGGCACCGTCAGAATATCCAGGCTGAGCTGCGCGCCCGCCGTGAGCGGCGGCAGGCCGAATCCGTTCACCACGTTGGACACCGTGCCCCCTTCCGGAATGGTCAGCCGGCAATAGGTCTCGTCGTCCTGGCGCAGTTGCAGTTCCAGCGGGCCGCCTGTCGGCGCGTAACGCACCACGGCGAACACGTCCCGGACCGAATGCGATGCTTCGATAATCAGCGGCGGCGCCACATTGGACTGAATGGCCAGGTAGCCTTCCACCTGGATCGAAAGCTGGCCGCCCGACAGGGTCCGCAGGCCGCAGTCCGTGGTGATGGTGAAGCACGCCTGGGATGGCTCGCTGTTGCCGCGCATGTTGGTCACCACCAGCTCCGCGCTGGCGATTCTGGCGTCGGGCAGGTAGATGGGAAAGCTGTAGTTGCCGCTGGCCGGGCTGCCGAAGAAATCCCTCGGGAACGGCAGAATGAAGACCTTCCAGTCCAAATGGTAGACCGGCGTGTCGCTGGCGTGCGCCTCCGCCAGGCTGCCGTGCCAGCCCCGGTTGACGGAGTACTCGGTCCCGCCGTTCAAGACTTCGGTGACCTTCAGGATCTCCGCGTCGATCTGGATCAGGCTTCCCGGTTGAGCGCCGCCGGGCGCGCACAAATGGATGACCGGATCCTCGGCTCCCGCGGCCTGGCTCAGGAGCACCTGTGACGGGCTGGCCAGCTCTGCCCAATAGTGAATCGAAAGAGTGCCGGCCGAAACGGTCCTGGTGTTCGTCAGGTCCTCGAAGCCGAGACCCGTCAATTCAATCGATCCCTTGCCGGTCGGGTGGATCCCGAAAACCGGCTTGGGCGGCGGCGCCATGTCCAGCGGCGTGCTCGTCGCCCCGCCGATTCTCCAGCGGGTCAGCGGCGACAGCTCGTAGGCGCACTCCTTGTCGTTCACGTTCGCCGCGCGTCCCGAGATGTGAACTGTAGCCCCAACCCGGTTGGGAACGTCGAACTCCACCGGACTGGTGCGGCCCATGGCCCCGAATCGCCACCCCGAGTCGGCCACCACAAAGCTGCTCGTCTCGTCGGGTTCCGTCTCCCAGGCGGAGGCGAGCTCCAGCGTGGTCGCGTCGTTGGAGACCACCGTGCGCTCCTGCCCCCGTCCTTTGCCCTTGGTAATGCGAACCACCGCCCCGCGATAGGCGTTCGCCGGCATTTGCAGGGTGCCGTTCCCGATGGTGGCGCTGGAATGGATGGTCGCCGCCTCTTCCGGTTGCAGTTCAAGGCGCCAGTAGAAGTTGGCGTGATCGTAGCTCTCGTCCGGCGGGCCGGTTAACTGGCCGGGCAGCCCGTCGTCAAGGAACGTTGTCGCGACCGGCTGCGCCGAAGCGATGCGGAACAGGTGCACCGGGTCTTTCCCCCGGTACACGTGGAAGCCGCTTGTGCCCGGCGCGAAGCCCAGGCCGGTCAGTTGCACGCTGTTCGTGCTCGAACCGGCGGGGATCGTGGCGCGCACCAGGAAGGACAGCGGGCTCTCCGACTCATCGGCCGCCACGGCGCTCAGCGCGTAGTAGAGCGTCTGATCGCCGGCCAGCGTTCCCCCCGTGTCCGACACGGTCGCCGACAGATTCACCAGCGGGATGCCCGCGCTGGTGGCGGACGGCCGCCGCGGTGTCACGAACCCAGCCTGGAGCGTCACGCTCAGTTGGCCGTCGATGCCCTGCTCGGTCTTCTCCGTGATCTCGAACTGGGATTCGCCTTCCTCGTCCAGAACGTTCCCCAGCAGCGGCCGTGGCAGCCCCACCTCGGCGCCCGCCTGCCTGCGGCGCCCGGAGCCGCTGCCGTCGGCTGTGTCCGTATACCACGCGTCGTCATGCGCCTGCGCTGTGATGGTCATGGTTCGGAAGTTCATGCCGGGGGCAATGCTCTTGATCCGGAACGGCTGGCGCAGCAGGCCTTCCTTCAGGTAGGTCAGGGTGATGATGTCCCCGGGTTTCAGGCCCACGCCGCGCACGCTCGTCTCGAATTCCACGTACGTGTTGCCGCGAATCGACTTGTCCAGTTGAAGCTGGATGATCCTGGCCGCCTGGTGGAAGTTCGGGATGCCCAGCGCGTTCATCGTAACGCTGATTTCCTGCCCTGTGAGCAGCACGTCGTCAATGTCGACCAGCGAAAGGCTGTCTTGCTGGTACTCGTTGAACTCGTCCTGGAACTCCACGCTGTATCGGTTCGGCGTGTCCGCGGCGCTGCGTGTCCAGAACCGGATGGCGGGTTCCCCCTGCCTTCTTCGCAGGATGCCGGAGAAGCCCGACGTCCCGTCCCCGAACTCATAGCACGGCCAGCCCTCGTTCAGCGGCTCTTTGCTGTTGCTGCCCGCCGGCTTGACCGGCTGCTGCCGGGCCAGAGTGTTCTCGCCTCGGAGTTGCAGCCGCCCGTCGTCGCTGAAAGTCAGGTATAGACGGGAGGCGCACCGGATGCCGCGAATCACCTCGGCCACGCTTCGCCTCCGCCTCAACACCAGGTTGCACTGGAAACGCGGGATGAGGATCGGGTTTCCGTACAGATCCTTTGCCTCGATGCGCTCGGCGCAATAGGCGGCCGCCTCCGCGAAGCTGGCCAGGTCTATTTCATCCGTCGTCCATCCGCTCCGCCGCAGAATGTCCAGGATGATCCAGGCCGGGTTGCTGTCGAACTCGTCTCCCGTGTATGCGCCGTTGGTGGCATAGCGTGCGACCTTCAGACCCTCGATCAGCACTTGTATCTTGGGCAGGCTCTGCCCGTCGTTGATCCGGTTCGGAACCACCACGGACAGGTAGGCCATGCTGCCGTACGGATCGCCCAGCGGAGCCCCGCTGGCGTCGGCGAAGTCGGGATTGAATTCCCCGGTCCGGGCCCCCTTGCTCACCACGCTGTACCACCCGGTGGCGGTCATGTTTGCGCCCGCTCGCCCCGGCGGGATCTCCGTGTCGTTGACCACCACCCTGAGCACTTCCTGGATCTCGCCCATCCCCAGCAGCACCTCCAGCCGGGTCAGGTTGCCGTCGTTCCGCGCGAACACAATCGGCGGCATGTACCACGCCGTCCCGTATACGATCGGGACAAAGTCGTTGTAGCGCCCCTCGTTCTCCACCACGGGCGAGAGGTGGTAGGACTTGTCGCCGTGCGTCCGAACCTGCACTGTCGGCGGCACGAACTCAATGCCCCCGAAGCGTCTCGTCGGGTTGGCGGACGCGTCCTGGCTGAACATGCCCCGCTGCTCGCACTGCGCGCGCGTGTAGTCGCAGAAGGCGTACGGCGCCGTCCCGTCCAGGTTCCCCACCCCTCCGGCCACATCCGGAGAGTAGCCGCAGCGGAAGAACGGGGAATACTTCCCCCGCGCGTCCCCGCTGATCGCCTCCGCTCGCTGCTCCGCGGTGGCGGGGAACTTCCACGGGCAGCGGCGCTGGATCCGAACCTCCGGCAGCAGCATCCGCTGGAAGTTCATCCGGTTCGTGACTGTGAGCCGCAGTGTATTTTCTGTGATTTCGTCCGGTGAGTTCGCCACGCCGCGGAAGATCACCCTGCTCTCGGAGGCCGGGCTCCCGTTCCTCAGGTCGAAGAACAGAAATCGCACCGTCACTTTGGCGCCCTTCCAGCCCACGGTCCGCTCAATCTGCGAGCAGTAGGAGTCCGCGTTGGCCAGTGTGACCGAGAGCCGGGACAGGCTGTCGATCCCGTCCTCCGAGTCCGAGCGCATCTCGAACAGATTGTGGCCTGTCACGCGCGCCGAGTAGGATTCCCCCTCCGCCTCCACGCTGTGAGTGCTCCACCTCTCCACAAGACCCGAGGCCAGTTGGAACTGGAACAGAAACAGCGGGGTCTGGGTCGTGCTCAGTTCCTTCAAGTCGGAGATGGACGCCATAGTCCTCCTAGCTGGCCATGGGCGCCACGATGCGCAGCGTGCAGGCGTGCTGCTCCGGGCCGTATGAAGTCATGGACAGTGAATCATCGTCCAGCCGGGCCTTGGCGTAGACTCCGCATCGTGATGTCGTCTTTCTGTAGGTTGAGGGAGCGGGCTGCGCCTCGACTTGCAGCCCGTAAATGTCCGCCGCCGCTCCTGGCTCGAAGCTCAGCCCGAAGCTCACGCTTTCCTCCGCGCTCTGGTTCGCCCCGGAGAGCGCCAGCCTCGCCCAGTTCGCGCTGAGCGCACAGCTCACAGTCCCTTCCGCGTCTGGCGTGGACCGGAACAGGACAATGCGAGCGGCCGATTCGCTTCTGGCGTACAGGCTGAAGCAGTAGCAGAACCAGCCCGGTGCGTGGATCATCTGAAGGATTCGCTGGCTTGCCGCACCGGTGTTGCTGATTCGAGTCGCTGCGGTGCCCCCGTTCGGGTCGGCCACCCCGGCGCTCAGCGCCAGCATCGGATCCTTGGTCCAGGCCGGCGCTCCCAGCTCCTCGCTGCGGACAAGCAGGTTTTGTGTGGGATCCAGGAACGTGAACTCGTTCAGCTTTCCCCCGGCTGCGTCGAAGAACTCCTCCAGCCGGGCCCGCTCTTCGTTGTTGAGCGATTCGAACGTGAGTTCCCATTCCACCCTCGCCCCGCTCGGATCGAGCAGCTTGAGCGTCTCGCCCCCGGCCAGAGTGTTGCGGATCGTCCTCTGGACGCGCCGTTTCAGGAACGGATACTGGACCGTGGCCCCGGACGTAAGTTGCGGGAAGTAGAGCATCTCAGTCCCTGTTCTCTTTCACCACCAGCGTGGTGCGTCCTCTCATCAGCTCCTCGAATTCCAGCGGGATTGCGCCGGCTTCCAGGCTGCAATTGGGATGCGTGGTCCCGTCCCACGGGTCGGTGAACGAAAAGCTCCCTGATTCTCCCTGTTCGGAGAGAAAGAACTCCTCCAGGGCCGCCATCTCGCCCTCGTCCAGCAGATCCAGCCGGATCATCCACTTCCGGATCGGGCTTGGGTGCTCTCGGAACCGCTGTTCCGTGCCGTCCAGGAACTGAAGCACGCAGGTCGAGGTCTGGAGGACGCGTGTGGCGGGGTATTGAAGAACGGCGCCCGTCTTGAGAAGAGGAAAGGTGCTCATGCTACAGTTCGTTCACCGTGTCTCCCAGCGCGTGTGCGTTCAGGAGCGCCTCGCGCACCGCTCGGGCGATGTCATCGCTGTGATCCAGAAAAGAGCGGCTGTCCATCGCTTGAACCTGCACGGTGACCGAGGGCGCAAAGAACGGCGCCGTGGCCGGTATCGTCCGCGGCATCCCGTCCTGTCCGTAGTCGGCCGCCAGGATGGGCTGGCCCCCTTGCCGGGGGACCGCTCCCAGGAAGTTCACTGCCGGGGGCAACGTGTAGGTCGGCAAAGTGGGCGCTGCTTCGCTGTTGCCTCCCTTGAAGAGGCCCGCGATGGAGGAAACCAGCGGGAAGAGCGTCAGTCCTCCGCCCAGCATCCTCAGCGCCGTCGTCGCGACGTTGCCGGCGGCGGCCGCGCCGCCGCCTTTCTGCGCTCCGGTGTTTTGCGACACCGCGCGTGTGTTTTCGGCGACGGCCTCCAATTGCTGCACCGTCAACGGCTGTAATTGCTCCAGTTGCCCGGCGATCCTTGACACGCTGTCATAGAAGCCGGAGGGCAGGGAAGCAACGGCGGCCTCAACCACCTCGGCGACGGTCAACGCCTGGCCTGCTCCGCTCGCAGACTTCACCGCCTCGGAGATGACTTTCTGGAGATCACTCATGAGAGCCGTTCCTTTCCGTCCTCCACACCTGCTCCAGCGTCCAAAAAGCTTCCGCTTGGCGAGCGCTGAGCGCCCGGTAGTCTCCGCCGCCGGAAAACTTCCATGCGCAGTACTCCTCAATCCACGCCGCGCTCTGGCCCGAGATCAGCGATTTCGGGCAACTCGTCGCCACCACGCGCTTCCGGCTCCAGATCGCGCGCTCCGGCCCGCGTTCGGATTCCGGCAGAAATCCGCAACGCCGCTTCTTTTCCAGGCCCGCCTTCCTGCATGTTTCGCACCTCCACCCGGCCTGGTCGGAGAACTGAAAGTGGAAGGCGAGGATCAGTTTTTTCTTTCGGCTTCACTCAGGCCGCTCTCGGCCTTGACGGCTGCCACAATCTCCCGGCAGAGATCCTCGGGACCCGCGGCGGCCAGCGTCTCGGGCGTCGCTGGCTGCCCGTCGATCTCGAGCCCCCGAACCTCCGCCAGCCCCCAGAGCAGGTACACTCTTTCTACCTCGGTGGCCAGCAGGGCTGCCTCGATGCCTTCTCTGGGATCCGAGCCGGCTTGCAGGAACTCGATCCTTCCGAACAGCTCCTGCAACCGCCGGGTCAGCTCGGCCCGCCGCTCCAGCGACATTCTGCGAATCGTGAACCAGACCCCCGGCCGCGAGGCCGAGGCCAGCGTCGTGCAGCTCTCGTAGTTCATGGCCTTAGCCGAACGCCACCACCATTTCGTCGTCCAGCGTCCCCTGCGCCCGGCAACCCCGGAAGTGCCACTGGAGCCGCGTCTCGCTGTCGTCGAACTCGGGGACTTCCGGCACGACGCTCTTCAGGTACATCCCGAACAACTGCCCGCCGTCCTGCCCCAACTGAAACATGACTTCGATCGGCGAACGCTGGCGCGCTGCCTGGTACAGCGACTTCGTGGCCTCGTCCTCCCTGCCGTACAGGTCCAGGTCCACCAGCACCGACCGTGTGCCGGCCGCCATGCATCTTGGCAGCACGGACCCGAACTCCCTCCCCCTCAGATCCAGTCCGTTGTCCAGCGTGATTTCGGCCCCCGTGATTGTGTAAAACCGGTCCGGGTTCGTGCCCAGCCACGCCTGGCCGAGATGACCGGGAATGATCGTGTAATCGAATGCCGCCTCGGCCGGCTCCGGCGGGAAAGCGCTCAGTTCCCCCTGGCCTTCGACAAAGCTGGAGCTGTCCAGAACGTCCCTGGCCGCTCCGCTGAACCGGAACTCGTGATAATCCCCGTTCACGTTCACTTGGAGCTTGTTGATGCCTGCCCCGCACACGATGCGCTGGACCGCCGCATCCGGTGTCCAGTAATCAAAGATGCTGGCGCTCTTCAGTTGCGTGGCGGGAGTGTATGTGACGGTCGGCCCGATGGGAGATCCTTCGCTGGGCGCCATGCTGAACGCCGCGTTCAGCAGGACCGTCCGCTCGTCCGCGATGGCTGCCACGAAGCGTATCTCTCCTCCGAACGTCACCGCTTGCCCCGCCGAAAGCCCGTGCGGTCCGGCGAAGACGAGCATCCGGTCTCCGCCGCCTGAGCCTGCCGTCCCGCCGGCAAACATCAGGGCGTCGCCGCCCAGGGCCGCCTGGAACAGCGGTCCGTAGCCGGGTTCCTGCGTCGGGTTCGTCCACCCGGTCATGTAGGTTCGCAGCTCGAACGTCGTCTCTCTGCGCAGATTCGCGGGCAGGCCCAGGAATGTGCGGGTGCCGGTCTTGTCCTTGCGCTGTGGCTTGTCTGCTTCTTGTTTGACGGTCAGCTTGACCCCCGGGAACCGGCTGGCCGCGTCAATCAGCGGCACCGCCCCGAACGCGGGCTCCAGCGCCGCGTAGAATCGGTTGTTGTTGGATGCAATGTAACACGACATTCGCTCCGCTCCTTCCCCTTTCAGCCGATGCTCACATCGACCTCAAAGACCACCTTCGCCGTCTGAATGAAGTTCTTGCCGCCGTGCTTTGTCGCTCCGAACGTCACCTCGTACGCGCCGGCGAAGAAGATGCCGCCTCCCCAGTCCCCGCGTTGGGAGTCCAGAACGTCGGTGACCGCCCCCACGTGCAGCTCCAGAATGCGGCTCAGGTCTTCCAGACGGTCGTGGGACACCCGGACATCCACAGCCAGCCGGGCCTTGCCGGAGAACGTCCGGAACTTCTCGCGCAGTTCGTTGGTGATCTTCTCGCAGTAGACGTAGAAGACCGGATACTGCACGCCGGCCGTGCGTTCCGCCAGTTCGGGCGCCACGCTTTGAGCGAGCACGTGCCGCGGCGTGAATTCGCCCAGTCTGACGTTCTCTCTTTCCGCGATGGCCGCCAGGCTTGACGGCAAGCCCGTCGGAGATCCCAGTATCGCCGCCAGCCGGCTGGTGGTTGCATGTGCCACTTGGGCCATGGCCTTCATCCCCTCCGCAGGATCCGCTCGTACCGTTTGTATGACGAGGGGGCTTGGCCTTCGCCCGCCGCCCTGCCCGCCACCAGCCCGGAAGACGGCATTGTCCAGCTCTCGCCGGCCGGAACGGGCGCCGGGTTCTGCAAGTAGACCGGGCCCGGTTCCGTGCTCACGTACACGTTCCAGCCCGACACCCCGGATGGCGCCTCGCCCGCTGCGATCACCGGCACCGTGCCCGCCGGCGCCGACAGTACGCTCGGCTCGCTCGGGCAGCCTTCCTCCCCGTTCTGGCCGATCCACGACGCCCTCGCCCAGTACATGGCCGCCGGCGCACTGCCCGCCGTTGTGCTCATGACCGGCGGTGCCGCCTTGGGAACGGGCTCCTCCACCAGACCAACCCCCATGATCAACAAGCTGTCAAAGGCCCATCTCGCCTGGCGTTCGTACTCCTTCCACTTCCCCTGGTAGCGGTCGTTGAGGTGGCTGTTGTAGGCATCCCGGTATGTCAGCGCCAGAGTCTGGAAGATATGCCACAACTTCAGCGGCAGCGTGACTGCCACCTTGTTCAGCTCCTCCAGATTGTCCAGGAAGAACCTTCGTGACAGTTCCACCTCCAGCTCCTGCTGCGCCAGGACCAGCTTCTGCGAAAGGTCGATACCTTCCGTGGCGGCCAGATCGTAGATCGTGCTCTCGTAACCCCGGAGATCCTCCAGCGTCGAGATCGTCCCATCCTTGAAAAGTGCCATCTCGCCCCCGGCCCGGCCTCACTCCTGACCAGTCTTGCCCTTCGCCTTTTGCCGCTTGCCGTCTTCTCGCGGCTCTGAGACGACCGTCACCTGAATCCGGCTGGCGGCGGCGGCTTCCTCGGCCAGGCGCTTGGCCTCTGCCACCTGCTCGCGGAACCGGAGAGTCTCTTCCTCCGTCGCCAGCCGCGCGCCCCCCTCCACAATCAACTTCGCGGCGAGGGCCCGAGGCACTTCCGTGAGCACGCCCGCGCGGCCGCCGTCCGGGGTCCCCAGGCTGGCCACCACGACGTCCGGCTCCGCGATGCTGCCCTCCACCTGTCGAAGCTTCTGGTAGTACACCTTAAGATCCATCTCTGCCCTCCAGGACTCCGTGGACCCCGGCCCCGCAACTTGCTGAGCCGCGACCGCAGGGACCGGCTATGCCTGCCCCTTCCTCTGGGCTGTGCTTGGGCCGAGGTCCCGAGTCTGCCTTGCGGCTAGCTGTTCACCTGCACCCCGAACGAGTTGCGCAGCACGCCCACGCCGTAGAGAACATCCACCGTGAACTGCTGGGCGAGCGTGTTCGGCTGGTAACTCATGACCACCCGCATGCCGAAGTTCCCCATCTCTGCGTATTCGGCGATCGCGCCCGTTCCCGGCAGAGGCTGCGGCAGCCGGCGCACCACCAGGCCCAGCGCGCTGCGCGCGAAAGCCAGGTTGTGCGTGGTGACCGGACCGCTCCCGGTCTTCTTGACGAACTGCGACCGGAACACGAAGAAGTCCTTGATCTTGCCCACCGAACCCTCGATCAGCGCCCGCAGCCCCGCATCACCCGCGGTCTGGAACTCGCTGAACCGCGGGATCTGCCGCAACTGAGAGTAGGCGGCGGAGTCCACCACCAGGTACTTCGGTTCGCTGGCCGGAACCTTGGCGTCGAACAACTCGCTTTCGGCCGTGTCGATGGCCGCTTCTGTCAGCGCCACCCCCGCCGAACCGACCGCCGCGTTGGCCGTGAAGCTCGCGTACGTGCCGAGCAGGTCGCTCTCGATTTTTTCCGCCAGAGCGACCAGCGCCGGCTGCATGTACAGTCTGAGCAGATCCGGCACCGCCAGAACCTTGGTCACGTCCGGGATCTGGAAAGTTGCCTCGGCGTGCGTGTTCAGCACGATCTGCGCGTTGCCCAGGTTCGCGCTCTGCGCCTGGACCGTCCCGCCTTCCGCCAGGTTGTAGGCCGTCAGTGTCGGGGGAATCGGCACGTTGACCGTGTCCCCTGCCTGGCCCAGCGTAGGCTCGAAGTCGCGATTGACCAGGTTACCCATGACGAGGTTACCCATCAGGGCGGGCAAGGCGTCGACCGCCACTAACTTGACAATCGCGTTAGCCACATTTGCTGATGTTACTGCTGGCATTCACTTTCTCCTGTCTTTTCTTATTCCGCCTCTGAGGGCGTTCTTCCCGCTTCTCGCCGGCGCCGGGCCGCGCTACGCGCCGCCCAGCGTCTGAGAAGCAATCCGTGCGATCTCTTGACGAACCTTCTCCAGTTCCTCAGGGCTCATGCCCGGCTTGATCTTGTCCAGATCGACCGTGGGGCCGGCCGGGGCCGGCGCCCTCTGGCCGGCGGTGATGCCCGTGCCCCCCAGGTTCCTCGCCGGCAGAAACTCCGGATTCTCGTTGACAAACTGGGTCAGGTAGTCCCGCAGACTCACCACTCCGTTCTCGCCGGCCGCCACCAGCCGGCCGTCCTCCGCCCGCCTCACCTCGTCCTTGACGGCCTTAAAGGCCAGGTCCACCTTCGCCACGCCCAGCCTCTGTAGTTCTGCCCGGATCGTCGCGTTGCGGTCGGCCTCGTCCGCTGCCTGGCGGCTTCTGGCGTTCTCCTGAATCAGCTCGTTGACTCTGCGCTCCAGTTGCTCCCGCCGCTTCCGCTCCTCCATCAGCTCGTTCTTGTATGCCGGCTCGGCCTTGCTGGCCTCGCGTCGCGTGTATTCCTCCAGCGCCTCGCGTATGATGGTGCGAATGTCGGCCGTGCCTCCCACCGGCGTCTCCGTGCTTTCCTTGGCTCCTTGCTCCATCCCTTGTCTCCTTTGCTTCAGGACTGCTCGCACCAGTTGTCCAGCTCGCTGACAATCTGGTCCTTGGTCTCTTGCCTGATGTCGCACAGGTACTTCAGTGCAAGCTTCCTCAGAACTTGCTTCTTCAGCGTCTTCGAACCGATCCCCAGGCCCAGCAGCTTCACCGCGTCCTCCAGTTCGCTGCTGAAGTCGCCGATGTCAAACTCGTCCAGCCCCGACACGTCGATCGTGATCCCGTCCTGCCTCGCCGCTTCGATGGCCCGCAACACCCGCTTCATCATGTCCTTTACCGCGTCCCCGTAAGCCCGGAGGACTTCCTGGGTGATCGTGAAGTCTCTCTGCTTGCTCAGGCCCGACTGCGGCGCGCCGCTCCCCAGTGAGCCGCCCGCCTGCGTCAGCAGGTAGCACACCCGGTAGATCTCGTCCTTCAGCCGGTTTAGATTTTCGGTCGCGATTTGGTACACATGGCCCTCTGGCTCCGTCCACCCGAAGCGATCCTCCGGCCCGAGCTGGATGTAGTAGGAATCGCCCACGATCTGGTTCCACTCGCGGTCCGAGTAGACCACCGGCGAGGCGAACAGCCCCATCGTCAGCGCCCAGGCGAGTGCGTTGGACTTGTTGAAGTGCTCCAGTTGCAGCGACGCGGCCTTGTTGGTCAGCCACAACCCGTCGCTGATGCGGAACTGGAACACGGGAACCTTGCCCAGCCCCGCCAGGCTGTGCGGGCCTTGGTCCGCAAGCTGGGGTCTGCCGGTCTCACGCTGGCCCTCCACCCGGCGGTAGGTCTTGAACTCCGCCTTGTCGAAGTAGATCCACTTGGTTTCCTTCACCCAGGCCCCGCGCCCCTGCTCGCTTTGCCGCAGGCTCGAAGTCCGGAGGACGATCCAGTCTAGGTTGCCCGTGTCATCGTGGCTCCAGTTGATGACCTCCTCCGGGCCGTATTCCACCAGGTACGCTCTGGCCTGCCCCAGGGCTTCCTCTTCCGCCCGGTTGGCGGCTGGGACCTTGGCCCGGGGGAATTCGACCAGCACGTAGGCCGTCCCGCACACCAGCGCCTCCACCAGCACCCGGCGAAAGAAGTCCGACAGGCACGACCCCCTCAGGTCGCAGTCCTCCACGAACTCGCTGTAGAACGCCTTGGCCGATTCGTTGGGGCCCTGGAAGCTCAGGATCGGCTCCCTGCGGAACAGCGTGGCCCCGTACCAGTCCACGATGGACCCGATGTAATTCTCGTAGAAAACCCGGTAGAGCCGCTCATAGTACACGTCCAGTGGCTCCCGGTGCCTCTTGACCAGGTACTCGGCGGCGTTCGCCTTGAATTGTTCCCCGCCCGCGTACAGGTCCTTGTACCTGCGCCACATGGCTTTCTTCGCCGTGTATTCGGGATGTTCTCGATCGATGTCGAACACTGTCTTTCGTCCCTTCCCTTGTGGGGCCGGGGCTCCCGCCCCGCGCCTCACAGGATCCTCTCCCCCCGCTCCCCGGCCTGCCCCTGCGGCCTGCACTCCTGCCAGATCAGGTACCCCAGCGCGTCGGAATGATGCGTCCTCCTGGGATCCTTCTCCTTGTCGATCACCGAGCTGCCGGGCTTGTAGCAAACCTGCTCCAGGTCCAGGATCAGCTCGCGGCACTTCGGATGGATCAGCAGTCTGGTCTCGTTCTTCGCCGACCGCAGCATCGCGTTCACCAGGTTCACCCGCTCCCGCACCTCCGGATTGCTGCGCGGAACCCTGTAGCTCACTCTCTTGCGGCCGCTGCGGCATAGCGCTTGCCTGATCAGCTCGAAGTCGCTGTGCCCCGTCGTCTGCCTCCGGCTCCCGCTGGCGTCCCCGTAAATCACGACCCCCCCCTCGTGCCGGCGGTACCGGTTCAGGAATTCCTCGCATACCTCCGGCGTGTTCGCCAGCGGCAGCGTGATCTCGTCCAGAATGCGCACCACCCCGTCCTGCACCTGCCCGATCACCGAGCACATCGGGTCCACGTTGAAGTCCAGCGCCCAGCGCAGCGGGAGCCTGGGATCGATCTCCGCTTCCTGCACGTTGATCGACCGGTCGAAGCAGTGGTACACCTGGCCTTCGCTGACGTTCAGGTACTTGCCCAGAACCTCCTGCTCGAAGAACCTCCCGTCGTAGCTGCGCTTCAGCCTCTCGTAGTAATCCGGCACTCTCGCCAGCAGGTGCCGGTTCTCGTACGGCTCCGCGAGAATCACTTCGTAGCCGTCCACCGGCTGCTGGACAAACCTCCGGTACACCCAGTCGAAACCCTTCGGGGTCCACACCGCGAACCCGCACAGCCGCTTCGCCTTCGGATCCCGCAGCCTTCCCTCCAGACGCAGCCAGGCCTCCTCCGCCGTGTAGGTCAGCTCGTCCAATCCGAACCACGCCAGGTTCGTGCCGCGAAGGCGTTCGTAGTCGTCCACCGGCCGGAAAATAATCCGGGACCCCGTGTCGCTCATCACCAGCACGTTCTCCGCCTTGTGGTACTCGTGTGGGATGCGGCTTTGTCCCAGAATCTCGAACAGCGTGCTTTGGGTCGCGTCTCGCAGCATGGGATACGTCGGTGCCCCCAGCAATCCCGCCCTGCCCGGGTTCAGATAACTCAGCCGGATCGCCTCTTGGCACAGCGCCTGGCTCTTGCCCGATCCGACCGGGCCCGAAAAACCCTTGAATCTCGCCGTGGATGCGTGAAACCGTTCTTGAGAAGGCAGCGGGCGGTACGCTATGTTTCGTTCGCGGATTCCTTCTCTGTCGGTTCCACCCACGTCACTCGAATCTCCTTTGGCTCCTCGGCTTCCAGTTCCTCCCGAAGCTGCACGAGGCGGATGAAGTCTCCCACCGTCATCTTGACCTTGTCCCCCTTCAGCTCCCTCTTGAACCGGTTGATCATCTCCTCGACGACGTCAGCCTGGAATTCCTTCGGTGATCCCCGTCGTCCCTTCTGCTTGGAAGTCTCTTTCGCCGGCTTCTTTCTTTTGCTCGCGCCGGTCTCTTCTGGCTCCCCCAT